TCAATTCGTCCATGCCAATGCGCACAAACAATACCAGTAGTAGCATCAATGATATGTGCAGAACTATAGTCACCATAACTAAGTCCTTCAGCGACATCAGCCCCAATCACATAAACACCCTCAGCCCTAGGGAAATCCCAAATAGACAACTCACCATCTTCAGCATAACGGAACTCACCATTACCAGCAGAATACAAATGATAATATCCATTATCAGAATCAACAGTAGTCATGTCATCCAGCATCTGAATATCAAATACAGGGTTACCTGATTTGATAAATGCTTCTTCAGGAAATGATGGGTATTCTTGATGTAGTTGCCAAGGGTGCATGTTTGCTGCCTTGCTAGCATACCAATCTTCGTCACGCTCACCATCAGCAGACCAAGGGAAAAACACTCCCTTAAACTTGTTGGTTCCTGTTTGGGAACCAACCCATAACTGATGGTAAAAGTTGCCTGAACCATTAGCAGTGGACAAACCAATAACTCGTCCACCGACATCGGCTACAGGTTCAATAGAAGCCCACGCTTCCTCAGCATTAGGCAAAAACGCCCACTCGTCCACAATAACCAAATACACCGATTCTCCACGAGCAGGGTCATTGCTAGAAGGTAATGACTCAATACTGGATTCGTTACTGAAAACCATTTTAAGTTGATGTTCAGTTGTTTGTGACGGTCCACGCTCCTTCATCCATTGCGGCATAAAACGATAACCATACTTAGCCTTAGCCAACAATTTTACCGACTCACGCTCCGTGCGTGACAACATAACAATAAAACGGTCCTGCCAAAAAAACGCTAACCAAAACGCATAAGCAGAAACCAAAGTAGAAAACCCAATCTGACGGGCTTTCAAAACAATACTATAGCGTTCCTCCAACCAAACAGAAATAGTTTCCAACTGCGCTTCACGCAACTCAAACTTTGTTCTACCCTTTTCAGGATGTTTAATAAACCAAAAGTTTGAACAAAAATAAGAAAACGCTTCCAACAATTCTTCGTTCGTAGCGTTCTCTGGACCACGACATTTACGAAACTCTTGCTCGTTTAATAGTTCTCTTAATTCCATTTCGGTTCTCCGCCCCAAGGACCCCATCCATCACCGTAGCGGTTATCAGCATAATCATAAATAGCCATCATAGCCCTGCCGCTAACAATAGGATTATACAACTCTTTACATTTTGTTAAGACACCAGCATCCTGCAAAAAACCCTGTTTGGTAAACTTGTTTGGTTTACACCAAAACTTGTTAATCTGGAATAGCCCAATAGAACCACCCATAGGGTCATCACGGTTAATCACCGATGCGTTGCATCGTGATTCACGCCACATAATATAATCCACCTCGTACATCATGTCCTCGCTATCAGAAACCATCTCTATAATATTATAATGGTTCCAACATTTAATAGTAGGATACTTTTTAGCGTGGACAACAGCAGGTGAAGCCAACAAACATATGGCAATAGCCAACATAATTATCTTCTTCATATTACCATCCTAAATGACCGTAGTCATTGATTGGGGATATTACTTAAACAAAGCCTTAAACGCTTCGTGGACCTTCTTCGGGTCATCTGCAAACTCTGGACTAAGTTCTAGGTGGTACCAGTCACCATTAGGCGAACCCGCTAAGGTTGCCTTACTATAAGAACTCCAACCCTTACGAGTACACTTATAACCCCGACCATAAGGCTTAGGGAAATAATCCAAAACAAGTTCCACGCCCAATGCGTCAGCATTGGCGACAATCATCTCAATAACCTTATTGGCTTCCTGACGAGACTTACCACGCCAACTCAAATCCATAGCCCGACCCGTTGAGTGAACACTAAGGTATTGCGGTTTTCCTTTGATTGAGCGAACACCAAATGTCCCATTATTCCAAAGATTACCCTTGGACAATAGTGACACATGTTTCACAAAGGCTTCTGTGCCTTTGCGTTTACCTTTTGATATGCCATCCGACACACCAGTATATTTCAAACTAGGTCATCCCATGTAGGGATTTCGCTGAACAACGCTTCATCAGTTTTGCGGTTCTCTGCTCGTTGGGCGTATTCGCCCAACCCTAGTGCAGATAACACAAAAGCGACAACGGTTTCAGTTGGTACATCTGGTACCAGAAAAGAAGCAACCAAAGCAACAGCAGAAGAAACAAACGCTGCCACACGGACAGGGTTGTTATACAAAAACGCTTTAATCTTTTCCATACTATAGGCTAGGTGTTCCCTAGTGATATATTAGATTATCAAACGGGTATTGAAAGCCATTTCCAATTTGTTTCATCAAAATTAGATTCATAACCTTCGGCAATAGGTTTTGGTGGAATAAAACCATCTAATGTTGCATCGTAGATAGAATCTGGACATGCCAATGCTTTTCTAAAACTTCCACTAAAAGAAGTTTGCATCCAGTATCCAGAAATACCTAATGAAGCAATAAATTCTTGACCAACTGGTTCTGATGCTGGAAAATCTCCACCACCACAATCATCATTACTAATAACAATTACTCGTTTAACAATGTTATTTTCTACTTCAGCAAAATGAGCCATTATGCAAGCCACCTAAACACAACAATTCCAGAACCACCTGATTGATAGTTGTTTGAACCTGTTGAACCACCAGCACCGTGACCAGTATTTGCGGCACCAGATTGTGCTTCATAACCTTGTGGTGTTCCGTTACCGCCACCAGTTGTTCCACCACCACCAGAACCACCTTGGTTAAATGCAGCACCACCACCACCACCAGCAGCATACAAAACATTGCTACCAGTTCTCAAAGCATTATTTTCGCCGTTACCACCATAGTTTGAACCGCCGACATTTCCTGCCTGTGATTTACCACCACCGCCGCCAGCACCACCACTACCACCGTTATTACCTTGACCGCTTATTCCCAAACCGCCTAAACCAGAACCAGAACCACCATTTCCACTACTGGTCCAACTAGTTCCTGTTCCACCGCCAGTTGCCGACAAAATAGAACCAATACTAGAGTTGTTTCCTGCATACGCAGATGCACCACCAACCGTAATTAAATATGTTCCAGCATCAAGTGTCATGGTTCCAGTTAACATTCCACCTGCACCACCGCCAGCACCATAACCAACATTAAAAGTACCCGTTCCACCGCCACCACCGCCACCACCAGCAACAAGCAAATACTCAACAGTTCCACCAGTAGTTACAACAAGATTTGATGTTGATGTAAAAGTGTTAACTTTGTAGTTAACCGAACTAAGTGTGTAAGTTGATTCAGTTCCACCAGTAGCAAAAAAAGAACCAGCACCACCAGACCAGTAAGAAGCCACCTGCGCCGTGTTACCACGGCGATTGCGGGGTTGCAAGGCTCCGCCACTAATGGCTTTACCACCTGCTGTGTTTCTAAGAAAAGAGGGCATCTAAGATGACCTTACGCTGTAATGCGATTTACATACCCGTGCATTACGATAACATTGGCTGTAGCAGCAAACGCACGAACAACAAGCGGAGTAGCATTACCCTTAATTAGATTGCCAGCGACAATCAAATATAGACCGTTCTCAGCCTTAACCGTGTATTCAATGAGGTCATCTGGTGAAGCAACACCACCCCATTCAATCGTAAGTTTAACATCCGATGCCGAAGTGTTTACAGCATACAACCAGATTTCATCCAAAGTTGTTGCCGTGCTTGAACCAGTGTGAATAGTGGTACCAGCAGTAGCGGTAGCAGCAACTTTAATGCCCTTACCGTCTGTTGAACCACTGAGAATTGTTTTGCTAAATGTTGCCATATACTATAGATTCCTGTTCCTTTACCAAACTAAACTAAATATTTCCTGTTCAACCGTATCCCAACGGTCAAAAACCTGTAACTCCAGCCACTCATCAGGGTTATTAATGTCAAAAGTAACACTATCATAAACAACCGAAAAGTAGTTATTATATAAATCACCCAAAGTTTCGCCAGAAGCACCCTCACCCTTCAGCCAATCATAAACCAAAGAACCACGATACTGCAAACCCTTGTCAGACCAAAACGCATACAACAAGTCACCCAAAGTCTGACCCGTAGATGGGTACGACCCTGCTAGAGCCTCAAACATTGCATCATTAGTTGTTGCCATCAGACACCTTTATCGTTTTAGTTTCCAAACGGAAACGCTGCTCAGAAGCAGCATTAGCCGCAATCAACTCAGCCAACTCCACATCAGACAACTCGCTGGCTTTACCACTATGCTCAACCTGAAGTTGAACTGGAGCCAAACGACCAGTAGCCTGTAGATACAACTTAGCCGAATTATTATCCCCCTCAAGAGCACGCTGGAATAGATTGTCCAGCAAAGTTTGTGTTCTTTCGGGTGACTGTTGAAGTTCATTAACACGGCGTTCCCACTCTTGTTTAAACGCTGGTTTCTTTTTCCATCGTCTAAGTGTGGTTTCGTCCACGCCTTCTGCTTTGGCATATTGGTTTTGGCTGGATGGCACCCTGCCGTTAGCAGGTGTGCACAGCCAGTTTAAAAACTTTTCTTGCCTAGCATCTAGGGTGAGTTCGGTGCTTTCTGACATTCTATAGAACACCAGATGTTCCCTAGTGTGTTACAGTTGTGTTAAATCTTTGTTACAGTTTTGTTACAACTTTAGGTTGCTTCATACTGGTATTAGGTTTTGTGTCAACTTGTATTGAACTTGTATAGGGAACAGCAGGTTTTTAGTATGGGGGGTAACAGGGGGGGACTCAACCTGTTGGTTTCGTCCCACAAACGCCAGTGTAGTGGGGCGTTAACCGAGATAATCTATTATAAAATATAATATACAAGAAACCATGTTTAGCGTGGACAAAAGGGATGGGTGATGAAAACATTGGTTGTTATTGTAGGGACAGCGTTTTTTACATTTGGTTCAATAGCGTTGTTTACTAGGGCTGTGTTTAAAGCGTTTGATGGTATTGACTATGATTGGGATGAGTATGACCGTAAGTGACCAAGATAGAGTATTGTTGAGACTGTTGGCTAAGCGTAAGCCGAAGCCAAAGAAGTAATGGGTTACACTAAACCTGAACTGAGGAAGCGGATTGTGTCAGCCGTTAAGGCTGGGACATCTGGTGGTAAGGCTGGACAGTGGTCAGCCCGTAAAGCACAAATAGTGGCGCAACGCTATGAGAAGGCTGGTGGTGGTTACACTGGTGCGAAAACCAAGGCTCAGTCCAATCTGAGTAAATGGACTAAAGAGAAATGGACTACATCAGATGGGAAACCTGCTATTAGAACAGGTGGCACGACACGATACCTACCTAAGAAGGCATGGTCTGAACTTTCGCCGAAACAAAAGCAGGCAACAAATAGCAAGAAACTACAAGCGTCTAAAAAAGGTAAACAGTTTGTGGCGAATACACCAGCAGCAAAGAAGGCTGGAAAGAAAGCAAGGACAGCATAATGGCAACATCCAAGCGTGACCCACGGCTAGCACGAGCAGGAGTTAGCGGTTACAACAAGCCAAAGCGTACACCGTCACATCCTACTAAGTCACATATTGTTGTAGCCCGTAGTGGTGGTACAGTTAAAACCATTAGGTTTGGTCAACAGGGTGTTAAAACTAATCAGACTGCTGGACAACGCAAAGCGTTTAAATCCCGTCACGCATCAAACATCTCCAAAGGACCTTTGTCCGCAGCCTATTGGGCTGACAAAGTTAAATGGTCACCATCAAAGACTGCTCAACCTCGTAATCAGAAGTGGGTTAAAGGCTCATAATTCTGTAACCTTAATGTAACATTACCGTAACATTATTGTAACAAACCACCCCTACGGGGGTGGTTTTTGTTATATACAACACCATACAAAATAAGGGTCCCAACCATTTAGACCCCCACCCCATGTGACCAAAGTCATAGCATGGACAAGCCATATAACACCCCAATCCCAAAACTGCCCTCTGGCTCTATCGTCATAGAGTACCAGACAGAGCGAGCCGTAGCCCCCCCCATGCGCCCCCCCGTCCGCATTGGGACTGGAAACCGTTGCAATCATTGCGTGGGCGGACCCGAACGCACCTTAACCCCAACTTTTTTGCTGTTACATGCAGGCGGGCGGGTACTAGCGGAGCAGACTACTATTTTGGGCTGTCATATCCTGCGGGGGCGGGCGTGAGCGTCAAAGAAGGAATTGCAACGGTTCAGCGATGAACACACATTCATTCACA